AAAGTCAGATGCTAACTCACCTTTGGCAAAGAAGTTTACACCATCACAAACTCGCAAACTTGGTGAAATTGCACCGACAAACGATAAACGAGTTTATACAAGACCAATTGATATGCCTAATAAGGGATTTTTACCAAAATAATAAGACATGGCAGAAGCACTATTAATATCTAAAAAAGACTTGCAGGAATACACCTCTTTGAACGCTAACACAGACGTTGACAAAGTGATTCAATTTGTACTTGTAGCACAAAATATTTGGATTCAACAATACACGGGCACAAAGTTATTGGATAAGATTAAAACGGACATTACCAACAACACGCTTGCGGGTAATTACATAACGCTTGTACGCTCATATCTAAAGCCTATGTTGATACATTTCACAATGGTTGAGTATCTACCGTTTTGCGCTTACACTATTTCAAATAAAGGGATATATAAGCACCAATCAGAGAATAGCGAAATCGTATCGAAGGAGGAAGTTGACTACTTAATAGAAAAGGAAAAACGCATAGCAGAAAGTTACTCGCAAAGGTTTTTAGACTATATTTGCAAAAACAATAGTTTGTTTCCTGAGTATACAACCAACGAGAACGGTGATGTATACCCACAACATAATAACTATTTAACAAATTGGTATTTATGAAGAAAAAAAAAGAGTATAAACCAAAGGAAGAAAACATTATTAAACTTAAAATCTATCTAAATGATATTAGCAAATTACGGAGTAGTAAGTAGCAGTGGAGTGAGTTTTGACGCTGATGCGCTTGCATTTATTACGGCTGCCTCAATTACCAACAACACACAAAAAACAGCGGTTAACACGCTTGTAACAGATTTAAAAGCGTATAATATTTGGTCTAAAATGAAAGCTATTTATCCATTCGTTGGTGGTACAGCATCAAGTCATAAATGGAACTTAAAAGACCCACGTGATTTAGATATTGCTTTCAGAATTATATTTAATGGTGGATGGACACATAGTTCAACTGGTGCTTTGCCAAATGGGGCAAATGGATATGCAGATACTAAATTTGTTGGTAGTTCAGTATTAACAAATAATAGCACACACTTTGCTAAATATAACAGAATTGCAGAAACTGGTGTTGGGCAACGTGCTGATGGGGTTTATAATTTTACTTCATTCCCAAATCAAACATTAATATCGCAGTTCTATTGGTATAATGGTGCGGATATTGACTTTAGGATAGGAGATAGTAGTTCAAGTGTAGGCTATACTCCTACAAATGGTGGTACTGGGTTTTACTTATCAAGTAGAACATCAAGTGTGTTATTTAAGGGATATAGAAATAATAGTGTGCTTGGTTCTTATACTACGGCAAATGGGACTTCAGTATTACCCAATATTCCTCTTTATATTGGGGCAAGAAATGATGCTGGTTCTCCCTTATATTTTAACAAATATGAAGCAGCATTTGCATCAATTGGCGATGGGCTAACGGATACTGATGCGTCTAATTTATACACATCGGTTCAACTTTTTAACACAACTTTATCTCGTCAAGTATAATGAAAGTAAGACAATTAACCTTAGAACAAAAAAACCAATTGGTTGGTCAAACCTATGACGGTGAGCAGTATTTCAACCCGACTTTAGATGCTGACGGTAATTGGTTTATATCAAATGAGGAATTTTTCAACTGCACAACAGATGCGTTATTTGGTTGGACGTTGCCTGAAATTGATTATAACCCTGTTATTAGTGAGTTTCCAATATGAAGCGTAAATACTACGAAGGGCAACAACTAAACGGTAAGATAGTGCATACAATATGGCACGATTCAAGTAATTATTTAATAAAATACACAGATGGAAGTTTTGAAGAATTTAAAAAATAGATGGAATGCACCGACGCCAAACTTTTGGAAAAAGGTACAATCAGTAGGAATAGTTATCGGAGGGTTAGGTGCAGTATTCGTTGCGCCTCCTTTCGGACTTACATTAGTAGGAGGTTATATGGTTGCCGTTGGTTCGGTAGCAGGTGTTTTATCACAATTGACAATAGATGACCAACGTTAAGAGCTACACGGACAAACAGATACTCGATAGGGTTAAAAGTTTAAAATCCTTCAAAGGTATTCCGCAAGGGTATTGGATAGTTGGTGTACGAAGTGAAGAGGACGCACCTAACAAATACGATGACAAATTTTATTTGTTCAACGGTGAGCAATTCGTAAAGGTTGTTACAGGAACAACAAACCCCGGAACACCAATCTTACAAGGTGGCTATCTTAAATACAATCGAGTAGGTGCTGCTGTTGTTAAAGCTGATGAGGTTTATTACGATGTTTGGAAGTTTGGTTTACATCAAGGTAAGATGCCTGCACTTCGTCAAGTAGGAAACTTTATTGTATACCGTGACGGAGATAAAGATGGGAAGAGTGAAGAGATAGGGGCACCAATTACGGGTAGTGGTTATGGTATTAACTTTCACAGCATATCAAATGATTTGTCAGTTAGATTGGTTGGCGAGAATGTAGGTAATTATTCAGCAGGTTGCCAAGTGGTAAATAATGTAGAGCAGTACCGAATGATAATAAATCTGGTTAAAAATCAAAATCATGTTACCTATTGTTTATTAAAAGAATTTTAGTATCTTTACTATTGTGTTTTAGGCGGTTAAGAAATTAATCGCTTTTTTTTTTGCTCAAAAGTTTGGTGTATTCATAATTAATATATATATTTGCTATATAATTAAAAACATAAACACAATGAAAACAGCAGATTTAATTGCAAGCCAAATATCAGAAATACGTGAAAAGGTTGGCTATGGTAACAGATTCGACAAAGTAAAATTTTCTGAAGAGTTAGTAACCGAAGCGCAAAAGGTAGCAGGCGAAAACTATTTATTCATTCTTAAAATAATGGGACATGAGGCACGCTAATTATTTAATCGCAATGTTAATCATTGCTTTAATCGTAGGTTTTGTTAGATACGAAATCGGAATATCACAAGCTATATGGAGTGGAATAGCAATGTTTGGGTTAGTAACTGTTATATATTTTGACCATGAAAAGGATAATAAATAAAATATTCAACGTTGATACGTTAATCATGCCCTCAGACGTTGAATTCATGAAGATTGATAGCGATAGTGTATACGCATTGTTTGAAGAGCTTAGAGAGCGTTTATACATCAATGACGGACTTGTATACAGCGAAGAGGGTGACCGCATTTGCACTACAATGGAATTAGAGCAATTTGATGAATTTGCAGAACTAAACAAATGTATTACGTGTGGTGGATCAGGAGAATACATGGTTACTGATTACGACCAAGAAGGTCCATTTCAAAACATTCTAATCAACTGCTATTGTGAGAAGCCCTTCGAACTATAACTACATTTACGACAGAGTGCGTAACATGCTCGAAGCCGGGTGGATTCAGCTCGATATCGCAAAACATTTAAATGTACCCGTTGCAGTTGTGGGTCACGCAATCGCACAATGGGAAGGAAAAAAGTATATAACAAGCCTTTATTTTGGACACAAAAACGAGGCGTACAACAATGAAGATTATGAATATCAAGCACCTACTTTTGATGAGCTTTCTGACGATGAGCAGTATATCTGGCGCTCAATTGAGCATACAGCAAATCAAGGCAAAGAAGATTAAACACCCCGAGATCGTTTACGCACAATATCGCCTTGAAACAGGTAACGGGAAGAGCAAAGGATTTAAAGAGTATAACAATGCGTTTGGATTTAGCTTAAATGGTAAATTAATGAGATTTAAGAGCGTTTCAGAGTGTATAGAGTATTACAAGACGTGGCAAGCGAAAAGATACGTTAGAGGGGATTATTTCGAATTCCTTAAAAAGATAGGTTACGCAGAGGATAATAAGTATATTGAACTATTAAAAAAAATGTTATGAAAATAACTACTGCTAAAATAATTAGAGAACTTGAAAAAATAGGGTATAATAAAACATATTTAGTAAAGTCAGTAGATGAACATTTAATTAAAGACATTCGAGACATAATAGATGAAATTTTAAAACAACACAAAAACATAAGTATAAAATGAAAAAAATAATAATTGCAGCAGCATTGCTCATGGTAGGATGCGCTAAAGAAGAAGTGAAAACGTGCGATTGCCTTCGCATAACGGACATAAAACATGATTCGTTGGTGTTTTACGAGAACACGGTCTACACAGCGGAAATAACCATGATAAGCGATTGTACGTTTCTGCAAACAAAACGGATGTTTCATAGTGAAATAGAACCCTATAAGCAAAACAAAGTCGGTGAATGCTGGCAACCTCCATTTTAAATCCAAGCCCAATCTTTAAAGGTTGGGTTTTTTTGTGTGTAAAAAGTACGCTTTGAAATTACCAACAACACATTGAAAAACCTATTTGTACTAAGTAAACTATTATATTACAATTGATTAACCTAAAATAGTGCGAAAGTACGAATCGAATCTATATAGCTATATGTTACGGTGTTGTGTAATATATATATTTATATAAAAAATATATTTTATTCTTACCGCTGAAACGAGTTGTCGGAATTTTTTAAAAAAAGAGTACTATTTGCTTATTTTTAGCCATAACTAACTTAAATACAATAAGATACAATAGTACAGATTAAGTACGAATCGATAATTATACAGTGCACATCGATAATTATGTGTTTTATTTAGAATGAAAATAAATTACGATAGTATTGTATTTAATTAAATTTAATTACTATATTTGCACATATAAAGTAACGTCGAAAATTACAAAGAAATTTATTGAACCCTTACTGAATGATGCCTTTTCGACGTGGCTATTTTGGTAAGGGTTCTTCATTTTAAATAACGTCGAATGGAAACAGAAGTATGGAAAACTATTTTAGGTTTTGAAGGAGTTTACGAAGTAAGTTCTTTAGGTAGGATTAAATCATTTAGAAATCCAAAAGAAAGGATTTTAACACCAACAAAAAATGGTAGAGGT